CTGCTTTCTTCGATATAGACATACAAACTTTTTAATAATTGTAATAATTCTTCTTTTACACCTCCTCCAACCTAGTGTGTGTATGCACTTATAGAGAAATATGGATCTTATTCCTCTTTACTTTCTTTCTTTTCCTAGGAGCGTTCCTATGAATACCATACATCCGAACAAAGAATGGAACTTCCCTGTTCGAATTGGCTCCAGGATAACGCTCTTCGGTAACAGAAGGGTTGTATTTTTGCGTAGTGGAACCGATTTCCTGCCCGGTGTAAGTCTCTGTGACCACTCCGGGTGTACTATCAACAGTCCCACTACCATCATATACAGTAGGTCTTAAATCCCTACTAATGAAATCAATTTTCTTATCGGGTGTGGCCGCGCTACTTTTCTCGCTGTCAGCTTTCCTCGATACAGACCCACCAGGTCTGTTCGGATCAAGCCACCCACCGGTGTTCACGTCGAAATCTGATGCATATCTTTTGCTATCAGAATTCCCCATCTTTTTACTCCGACCTATTTGAAAATGTAGAAACGGATCAGTCTTACGATAATTGATTATTTCCTCGCGCACATCTGCGCCGTACTTTACCAAATCATCGAGATCTGAGCTATTTCTGATTCCACCTACCACTAATCCAAGTGGACCATAATCAATAAATGAGTCCCATATTACGGCCGTCGAACGGCCTACATGGTTCCCATAAACTACAGCAGTTCCTGCCATATCTGCTGACAAGGATTGCAATTGTGCAACTTCCTCACCATACATTTGGTCAGCAACTGTTCTATGCAGACGATCAGTCCACTTAGCATAAGCACTATCATGAAGGCGGCTAAGCGCATCGAGGGGGTCTTTAGGCTTTCGGTTCCCAAATTCAACAGAGGCCTGTATCTCACCGTTAGAGATATACGGACCTGTGTAATTAGGTAAGAAACTGAAACTATCACCCATCTTTTACGCCAACCACCACCATTATAGAAATGCATATACACAATCATATAAACACATGCACAAGCCCAACTTCATGAATCCAGAGCACTGTCCAAAACAGCGTCCAAATCATAAAGTTGATCCACAGGGAAATTGTCAAAAGTACCATTGCATTCATAGCCCTTGCTGTGATATTGAAGACATTGTTGCGTCTTCAAAAGATTCAATGGAAATAACTGGGGGCGTTCTTTTCGAAACTCCCTGTATAACCTATCAAATATCTTGAATCGCTTATTATCCCAACAATAATTTATCATAGCAGAACTGAGTGCCATGGCAAGATTCTCATCTTTGCAGCGTTTCATCTTTTCAATATGCTTTGTGAACCGCGCCGGCCTGTACTTAATAACACCAGATTTTGTATCAAACAATTCGGTACTAAAGTATCCAACTCCTTCCCAATTGTCTCTGATGTTAAGTTCCATTTCGACTCCCAAATCACCGGATTCCTGACAATAGCGTTCAGTATCAAAACCTTCTGGAATATTCTGAACGGTATCGTCACCACCAGCAATTATCGCATAAAGCTTTCCCAATATCTCTGCGTCAGATTTCTCCATCCGCATCAATATCAAGACATGCAAAGCAATCTGACAGATGGTATTAAAATCAATTGTGCATAACCACCCACTTTTAACAATCCCTTCATAAAAGGACTTCCAAG